GATCCGCAGTCAACACCGGAACAATAGAAAATAAAGTTATATGTCTAAAAAGTTACAAAACATTAAAGCTATTCAACAAATGTTGGAAGGCACCCACAAGTTTCAAACTAAAAAAACCGTAGGATTTAGTGATGCGGATGCTACTGCAAAACGAAATGAACGGCATGAAGTTGGCGATGTGTGGGAAGAAACTGATTCAGTTACCGGCCTTGTTTATGTGTATGAACAACGAGAAGGTTTCCGAATTAAAAAAACTAAGAATACTGATATATTACAATCAGTTCGCGATGAAATACGTTCATTTCCAAATTGCCGTAAAGAAACATGTACATGTGCCGGGACTCATCATCTAGATCAGAAGATGAGAAAAATTCATGGAATGTGTTTTGACTGCACAATTGAAATGGAACATGAATTAAAATCTTCCGGGAAGTATGAAGAATATGAACAAAACAAAATTCGCGAAAACGCAATTGCATGGTTAGCTGCCGCAGAACGTGATGTTGCTTTATTACGAGAAACGTATACACAAGCAGCTGAATTTATTTCTAATGGTGATGGTGCTACTGAAACATGGACGTCAAAAATGTCCCCTGAAGAGTTTGATCAAACGATACAAGAACAATTCAATAAATTTAAAGAAAATTTTTTAAAACAAATAAACGGAGAATCACAAGATGAAAAAGTCGATTAAAGCAATTTATGCATTTTTAGCAGGTATAGTATCGGCTATTGTAGTAGCAGTATTAATATTTGGTAAAAAGAAACAAACAATCGCAACACCAGAACAAGTTGTTAAAAATAATGCTGATATAGATAAACTAGAAGGTAAAATTGAAGTTATTGAAGAACAGCGAGAAGAAATCAAAAACGATATTAAATCACAAGAACGTGTTATAGAAGATTTAACAATTGAAAAAGAAGCAGTTAAACCTGTAAAAAAAACTAATGCAGTAGATGCTAAAGAGAATATTCTTAATGTTGTTAAAAAATCTAAACGAGGTAGAAAATAGAAACAATGAAAACATTATTAGTTATATTGTGTATGATTCCGGTATTTGCTTTAACGCAAGTATCGGATACATGTTTTACAGAGCAAGAAGTATTATATATATCATTTATATTGGATTCATTATATATTGCTGATTCGATTAACAATAAATTAATTAAAGAACAACATGTATTAATAGATCAACAAAAACATTTAATTCGTTTAGATTCATTGGAATTAGAATATAAATCAAAACAAATTGATTTGTTAAATAAAGATGTTGCTATATATGTAGACCGAGAAAAGAAATTGCAACCAAAATGGTATGATAATAAAATGATATACTTCTCCGGCGGAATAATAACAGCAATATTAACTAGCAAATTAATTGTTGAAGTAGTAAAATAAAATGTCACAGCAAAACATAAAACAAATAATACAGCAACAGTACATGCAATGTGCTAAAGATCCTGTATTTTTTATGCGTAACTATTGCTATATTCAACATCCTAAGCGTGGTAAGATTAAATTTAATTTGTTCCCATTCCAGGAAACATCATTAACAGAGTTACGAGATAATCGATACAATGTTATATTGAAATCTCGTCAGTTAGGTATATCAACATTATCTGCCGGCTTTGCTTTATGGAGCATGTTATTTGCTGAAGATTTCAACGTATTAGTTATTGCAACTACACAGGAAGTAGCAAAAAACCTTGTTACCAAAGTACGTGTGATGCATGACAATTTACCTAGTTGGTTAAAAGGTACAGTTGAAGCTGACAATAAATTATCATTGAAATTTAAAAATGGTTCACAAATTAAAGCTGTATCATCTGCCACAACAGGAGCACGTTCAGAAGCGTTATCATTGCTAATTGTGGATGAGGCTGCCTTTATTCGAAACATCGAAGAAATATGGATTGCATCACAAGCAACATTATCAACAGGTGGTGGAGCTATTGTATTGTCTACTCCTAATGGCGTTGGTAACTGGTTTCATCAAACGTGGGCAGATGCTGAGGGGGATATAAATGGATTCCATACAATTAAATTGCATTGGACCGTACACCCGGAACGAGATCAATCATGGCGTGATGAACAAACAAAATTATTAGGTGAACGAGGTGCTGCACAAGAATGTGACTGTGACTTTGTTAGTTCGGGTCATACTGTTGTTGACGGTCCATTGTTATTAGAATACGAAACGAAATGTGAAGATCCTATAGAAAAACGAGGATTTGATCATGGATATTGGATATGGGAATATCCAGACTATTCGAGAGACTATATGGTTGTAGCTGACGTTGCTCGTGGTGACGGAGGTGACTTTTCAGCATTTCATGTATTCGATGTAGAATCAGTTAAACAAGTTGCTGAGTATAAAGGTAAAATACCACCAAATGAATTCGGTAATATGTTAGTAACAGTTGCATCTGAATGGAATAATGCATTGCTAGCAATAGAAAATGCCAATATTGGATGGGCTGCAATTCAACCTGTATTAGATAGAGGATATCCAAATCTGCATTATACATATAAAGATGACGGATACACAGATGCAGATGTACAATTGAAAAAAGGTTATGATATGAAAGATAAGAGCCAAATGGTTCCTGGAGTATCAACTACATCACGTACACGGCCATTAATGATATCTGCATTAGAAATGTATATGCGAGAAAAAACTCCAATTATACGTAGTAGACGTCTTATACAAGAACTATTAGTATTTGTTTGGCTTAATGGAAAAGCTCAATCACAACAAGGATATAATGATGATTTAGTAATGGCATTTGCTATTTCATTGTGGTTACGAGATACTGCATTAAAACTTCGCCAGCAAGGAATTAATCTGAATAAACTAGCTCTTTCCCAATTTCAAAAAACATCCCCGGTTATCTATACCGGAAAAATTAAACCAGACGGCGCAGAATGGAATTGGAATCCAGGAGATGGTGATCAAAGTTTAACTTGGTTAATTTAAAAAAACACCACTGTTCTATTCATGGTTATATTTATATTAAAAAGAAAATATGGCGTCATTAAGAAAACGTTTACAGAATCTATTTAGTACTAATGTAATTGTTAGAGCGTATGGAAAGGACCAACTTCGTATCGTCGATACCAATCGTTTACAAGGTGTTGGTAATTTAGGTCAAAGCAAAGTAGCAGATAGATATACTCGTTTACATGGAGCGAATAAACATCGTGTCGGTGGAATGGGTGGTTATGATTCTAACTACTATATGCATCAAAATCGTATGCAGTTATATGCTGATTACGAAATGATGGATAAAGATCCTATTATTTCTTCAGCATTAGACATATATTCAGATGAATCTACATTAGCAGATCAGTTCGGTGATATATTAACTATTCGTGCTAATAATACACGTGTGCAAAAAATACTTTATAATTTATTTTATGATGTATTAAACATCGATTTCAACTTATGGACATGGATACGAAATATGTCTAAGTATGGTGATTTCTTTTTGAAATTAGATATTGCAGAAGATATTGGCGTATTAAATGCACGACCATTTTCTAGTTATGAAATAGAACGTTGGGAAGAGTTTAATGAAGTTACTGGCGATTATGACATAAAATTTAAACATATCGCAAATCAGCAAGATCAATATGCTGTATATGAAATAGCACATTTCCGTATGTTATCTGATTCTAATTTTTTACCATATGGTAGATCTATGTTAGAAGGAGCTCGTAAAGAATTTCAAAAATTAATGATGATGGAAGATGCAATGTTAATCCATCGTATAATGAGAGCACCAGAAAAACGTATATTTAAAATTGATATTGGTAATATTCCACCAAATGAAGTTGACAATTTTATGGAACAAATTATCAATAAAATGAAAAAGATTCCACATATTGATCCACAAACGGGTAATTACAACTTAAAATTCAATCTAAATAATATGATGGAAGATTACTATCTGCCGGTACGTGGAGGTCAATCTACAACATCAATTGATACTTTACCCGGTATGACTTTTACCGGATTAGATGATATTGAGTATATTAAAAATAAAATGATGGCTGCTCTTAAGATACCTAAACCATTTTTAGGGTATGATGAAGGAGTTGAAGGTAAAACTACATTAGCATCAATGGATATTCGTTTTGCTAGAACCATAGAACGTATACAAAAAATTGTAGTTTCCGAATTAACAAAAATTGCAATTGTACATTTATATGCACAGGGATTTGAAGGAGAAGAATTAGTTGGTTTTGAATTAGAATTAACAGCACCATCTATTATTTATGATCAACAAAAAGTTGCTTTAATGAATGAAAAAATTCAATTGGCAACGGCAATGAAAGATAGTAAATTAGTTTCAGATAAGTATATATACGAATTTATATTTAATATGTCTGAAGACCAATGGTTGCAAGAACGTATAGATGTTATTGAAGATCTTAAATTAAGATTCCGACAAAATCAAATTGAACAAGAAGGAAACGATCCTGCTATAACCGGGGTATCATATGGAACGCCGCATGATATGGCATCACTACATATGTCTAGTAATGATGTAGAAGAAAAAGATCAAGGAGGTCGACCACCAGAAGGCATTAAATTTGGACAACATAAGAATGCATTCGGATGGGATCCGATTGGATCTAAACAAATTAAACAAGCATTTGACCCAGAAAATCAAAAGACAGCATTTTTACCAGATCCGAATGCAAGAAAAGGTGCTGGAATGGTTGCAACTGAAAATCATAATATTTTAAAATATCTAAAATCTAAAAATACTAAGTTAATAACAGAATCTATGAAAACTGCAAAAGAAAAACAAGATGATGCTGATTCTGGTACTATGTTAGATGAAAACAATATTTTATAACTAAAACTATATTTATTTTAAAATAAAAGACATTGCGAACAATATGAAGAAACTCAAACATTCGAAATATAAAAACACCGGTATTTTATTTGAAATGTTAGTTAGAAAATTAACTTCAGAAACATTATCATCAAATAAATCAGTAACGGTTGATATTATTAAGAAATATTTTGGTAGAAATACAGAATTGTCAAAAGAATTGCAATTGTATAACGCACTATTAAAAGAACAGTTTCGAAGCGAAGCACAGGCATTAGATTATATTAGAACTGTAAAAGCTACTTATTCGAAATTAAATCAAGCAGTATTAAATCGACAAAAGTATAATCTCGTTAAAGAGATATCTGATAAATTTGTATTTACTGATATGGCTAAAATGCATATCAATAATTATAAAGAGTTAGCTTCGATCTATTTAATATTTGAATATGATGAAACAGATAATCCAAAACAATTATTGGAATGTAAAAATGTAATATTAGAACATGGATTGTTAACGGAACGTAAAAAATCCATAGCAGATCCTGTTATTGAATCATTTGCAGCACAGCCAAAAGATATGCGATTATTATCTTATAAGTTATTAGTCGATAAATTCAACGAAAAATATTCGGTTTTAGATGAATCTCAAAAACAACTTTTAAATAAATACATTACACACGTTAATGATACAACTGAATTACGTGCATATATACAAAAAATTATACCTGGTATTAAAAAAGAATTAGCAGAACAATCAAAAACAATTGATGATCAGGTTACAAAAATTAAAGTATCAAAACTATCAGAAATGCTTTGCAATGTAGAAAATATGAAAGTAATTAAAGAATCTCATGTACTTTCATTATTAAGATATTTTGATTTAGTACGAGAACTTAAGGAGATACATTAATGAAGTCTTTTTTAAAAGAAATGGAATCTAAGTTTTACGAATTCGAAGAAAGCGATGGATCTATTATTGATTCTACTAATAATTTGTCTAGTGACTTATCTGATAAAGGAGAAGATTCCGAAATAGATGAACAAAGTGTTACTAGTGCAGTTGCTGGATATAATATACCCGGCGCATTCACTACCGAAAAGAATTTTAAAAAGAAAAAATTTAAATATGAATCCGTTCATGATAAAATGGATGAAAAATATTTAAAACTTATAGAAGGATATCGAGATTTCAAATCTGGAGATGTTAAACCATCAAATAAAGTTAAATCTACTATTCAAGAAATTGCTAAGAAACTTCAAGAAATTGAAACGTTAGTAAATTATAATAGTAAACTTAAAACAGAATCGGGAGTAACATCATCTGCATATGGACCTGCAACGCAAAAGGCTTTAACAAAAATATCAGAGAGATTAATTAAAATATCGGAACGAGTAAGATCATTAGGAGAATAATATGTCAAAACAAGTCTTAGTAGAATATATGCCATTTCGCCCAATTGGTTCATTAACTGAATCAAGTGGTGCTGCATATGGAATACCAGGAGGTTTTGTAGTTCAAGGAGTTTTGCAGAGAGCGGGAGCTAAAAATCAAAATGGAAGAGTATATCCACGTAATATTCTAGAACGAGAATGTCGTAGATATGAACAGGAATATATTCAGCAACACCGAGCTTTAGGAGAATTAGATCATCCAGAATCATCAGTTGTTAACTTAAACAACGTATCACATAACGTGTTAAAGATATGGTGGGATGGTGATGATTTAAAAGGAGCTGTACAAATTTTAGAAACACCATCTGGTAACATTCTTAAAGCACTATTTAAAGCTGGCATTACATTAGGTATATCTAGTAGAGGATTAGGTAGTGTTAAAGAATTACGAAGTGAAGGTGTTGTAGAAGTACAAGAAGATTTTGAATTAATTTGCTGGGACTTCGTATCAAATCCATCAACCCATGGAGCATTTATGAAACCCGTTCATATGAATGAATCAGTAGATACTAATACAACTAAATCGAATAAATACACAAAAGTTAATAATATTATTACATCTATTTTATGTGATGATGGAAAATGCAGGATATAATATGAGTACTCCAAATTTAAAAAGAATACTAGAAACGATATTAGAAGATCAACCTACCCCAATGACTAAACAAGAAAAACAGCAGTTTGTACAAGAAATTGCAAATTTTTCTGCATTAGGTGAATCTGTATATGGTAAAGGTGATATTGAACATATCGTAGAACGTGTTAAAAATATTGTTGAAAATGCAGACCGCATCATGACAGAAAGTGATGACTGGATGACTAATGTTGCACATAAAAAAGGCAACAAAAGAATGCATGAAGATTATCGAGATTTTGAACAAGCAGCACGTGATTTAAAAGAAGCTCAAGAAAGAATGTCATTGTGCTATGAGAATATTGGAAATCATTTAAGCCGTTATTTTAATGTTCAATAATTTGGATAAATGTAATAAACTTTTTATATTAAAGGTAATAAATGAATAAGTTAAAAAAACTATATCGTGACTTTTTTGGTTTAAATGAAGCAACTACAGTAAAACATCCTGTAGTTCCTGGTTTAGATAAAGCAGATACATTAAATTTAGCAAACTACAACAAAGAGTTAAAAAAGACTCAAGATCTGATGAAAGGTATGACTACCGAAGAAATGGAAATTGATGAAGCACAGTTAATTAATAATATAACTGATTATCAAGGCGGTGTAGAATATGTTTTGCGCGATCCAGCAAATGCACAATCTGTTGCCAATGAAATTCGTCAGTGGACAGAGAAAAAAGGTTTTACTACTATAAAACATGATATATCACCATCGGGTAAAGTTGGATATTTTTATTTTAGATTAGGTGAAGATCCAGCAACCGAATCACAAAAAATTCAAGGATATATTGCACAAAAGCCAGAAATCAAACATTTTAGATTTAGAGTAAAAGAAGATGTAAGTCCTCAAAAAACACTACGTAAAAAACCAAATATCAATATATGAGTAAAAAACAAAAACAACACCAACAAGTGGTACCAGGAAATTCATTAGCAGTTAATGTTGTCGGTACCGCTCGAGAAGATTTAGGATTTGCACTTAAAGCATGGAAACGCAAAATTAAATCATCTGGCATTCTAGAAGAAGTTAAAGATCGTAAAGAATATATTAAGCCGGGAATTAAAAAACGTAAACAATTACAAAATGCAGTCTTTATGCAATATGTTAAAGATTTGCATAATAAATAAAAAACTTAATTAAAAGCCCCTTCATAAAAAGTTGGGGCTTTTTTACTGGTTTTTCAAACGGGTTCATATTTATATTAGAATACGTTATTTTATCTTATATAACGTCACTTTATTTATAAAATATTCTATTAAGATTTCTAAATAATCTTACTTCCAAAACAAAAAAATTTAAGGAGAACAAACTATGGCAAAATCAGATTTGCTAAAAGAAGCAATTGCTGACGCTAAAGCTGTTAAAGAAACTGCATTAGCTAACGCAAAAATTGCATTGCAAGAAGCATTTGCTCCTAGAATCAAAAACATGCTCGAAACTCAACTAACAAATGAGTTAGAAGACGAAGATGCAGTTGATGATCTAGAAATGGGTGCTGACGAAATGGAAACCGGAGCTGATGAAATGGAAACCGGAGCTGACGAAATGGAAATGGACGCAATGGATTCAGGTGCAGATGTTGGTGATTTATCAATTGATGTAAACAATGATGGCGAATTTGATGAATTCGATATTATGTCAAGAGAAGAAGTACCAGCTGCTGACGGAATGGATGGCGAAGAAGAATTACCGGCAGTAACTCCAGAAGATGAGTATAATGAAGGATATGGGCACGATGCCGACGATCTGGATTTAGAATCTATCATTCGTGAGTTAGAAGGTGATTTAGATGCAACTTCCGAAATGGCACCAGAAGCTGAAGAAGAAGATTTGTATGCTGAAGGCTATGAAGAAGAAGATGACATGAACATTGACGAAATCATTGAATCAATCCTTCGTGAAGAAGATTTAGACATTGAAAAAGAAATTGATGTTAAATCTAAAGACGAAGCTGGTGATGTAGATTCAATGAAAGAAGCATTACATGTTAAAGATGATGAACTTCAAGAAGCATATAAAACAGTACGTCAACTTAAATCTATTATCAACGAAGTTAACTTGTTAAACGCAAAATTGCTTTACACAAACAAATTATTCCGCAACTTTGAATTGAATGAGACACAAAAAATGAAAGTGATCGAAAATTTTGATAGAGCTGGGAATACAAGAGAAGTTAAATTAGTATTTAGTACATTAGCAGAAAGCTTTGCTCGTCCAACTAAGAAGCGTGTTGTTAAAGAGTCGTATGCATCTAAAGCAGTTCAAACGACAAAACCAAGCACACCAATCATCTCAGAAGGATTTGATCAAGCAGAACGCTGGAAAAAATTAGCAGGATTGCTATAATTAAAAAAAGGAAAACAAATGAGTATTTCAAACTTATTACAAACAAATGATTTCGTACAAAGAAATCAAGCTAAAGCATTAGCATCAAAATGGGAAAAGACCGGTCTATTAGAAGGTCTTCGTACTGAAACAGAAAGAGCAGGAATGGCTCAATTGCTTGAAAACCAAGCAAGACAATTAGTAAAAGAAGCATCACAAACAGGTGTTGCTCAAGGATCTGAAGAGTGGGCGGGTGTAGCACTTCCATTGGTAAGAAGAATCTTCGCTGAATTTGCAGCAAAAGAATTCGTTTCTGTACAACCAATGAATTTGCCTTCTGGTCTTGTATTCTATTTAGATTTTAAATATGGTACAGCTCAACCAGGATTTGATGATGACAACTTGAACAGAACAGGTTTGCCATTTGGTTCGCCTAACGCAGATGACTCTATGTTTGGTGTTACTTCTGATGCAGCTGATCCAACAGGTGGTCTTTATGGAGCAGGTCGTTTTGGATATTCAATTAACAACGTATCTTCTGCGGCAGTTGCAACAGCGGGAACAATTGCATCTGAATCTATTAATTATGATTCTAACTACGCAATTGCTAGTTACAAATTGATTACAGTACCAGTACCGACTGACGCTGATCTTTATGCAGTTCGTTCATTTACATTAGCATCTGGTTCTGCAGCAACTGAAATTATCCCAGTTCAAGCATTCTCAACTATTACTAGCAATTACACTGCATCATTCGTTGTAACGACAGCACAGTCTGCATCAATTGCTCTTGCGGTTTCTGCTAGTAACTTTAAAGTTAACTATAGCAAACAACCATCTGATATTACACGTGGTGATTTTGAAGATAAGAATCCGTTCAAAGGATCTTCTGCTAACACAGGTATTAATACTGGTGTTGATATTGATATCCCTGAAATTAATCTTGAAATGCAATCAGATCCAATCGTTGCTAAGACTCGTAAGTTGAAAGCAGTTTGGACTCCTGAATTTGCTCAAGATCTTAACGCTTATCATTCAATCGATGCTGAAGCTGAATTGACTTCAATGCTTTCTGAGTATGTATCAATGGAAATCGATCTTGAAATCCTAGATATGTTGATCGCAGCTGCTCCTACGACTGAATATTGGTCAGCAGTAAATAACAATACATGGAATGGTAGTGGATTTACACAAGCTTCTGCAGTTGCTGGTGATGGATTCTATAATACACAAGGTGGTTGGTTCCAAACATTGGGTACTAAACTTCAAAAAGTATCTAACAAAATCCACCAAAAAACTTTAAGAGGTGGTGCTAACTTCTTAGTAACTTCTCCTGCAGTTGCAACTATCCTTGAGTCCATCCCAGGATTTGCTGCAGACACAGATGGAACTAAAATGGAATTTGCAGCT